GTATAATGTTTCCCATTATATTCAAATCCTAATTCATTTTCTTCCTGTATTGCTCTTAATTCCTTATCTGTATATTCTGGCTCACTTACTCCTAATACAACTGGAAATATTTTGTGATAACAATTATATTCACTTATTCGCCTCTTATCTGCCCCATCATATATATTACCTTTATAATCTTTAGCAATATCTCCAATTTCTAATTTTTCAAATTCTATATCACTAAACTGCCTTCCTTGTATATCAGCGTGGTCAGGTGCAGGGTACGCATGAACAGAAATTTCTACGCCATCTGCACCATATTCCTTGCCAAACCTTTTTGATGTTTCATTATTTAATTGTCTCATTCCATCTAATATATTCATACGAACTGCACTATCTAATCTTCTTGTATATCCATTTTCGTATTGTACTAAGCCATTACCACCTAATTCTTTTAGTGTATTACGCATTAAAGAATAATAATCTTCTTTTCCTTGTACAATACTTAATATTGCTTTATCTATAACATTTTGATATGCAGTTTTTAATTGCTTAAATTCTCCACCTTGTATAAGTCCTATTGCACTTGTATTTGCTATGTTTAGATAAGTATTTGCGGTTAATGTTGCTATACTATTTACTTGGCTTTGCAATCCATAATCTTTACTATATGGTATAAAATCCATATTTCTATATTTATAAAAGTCTTTTGCAAATTCTTTGTTTGACTTTGCCACTTCTTCAAATATTTTATATATGTCCTGTACATTTTTACCACTTACTTTCGCAAGTTCTTTTGCAATTTCATTATAACTGCCACCATATTTTAGTATCTGTCCTAATTGATATGCTTGACTAGGTTTTAAAGTAGATATATATTTTATATCTCCACCTATTTTTTTTAATATAAAAGTATTTATATCTTCTATTCTTTTTACCAAATGCTCTGCTAATTGTTCTTCGACTTCTTGACTTAACATATAGGACTACCTCCTATTCTGCATTATTACCTATTATTTGTTCTACACTTGGTTCACTTGCTTTTATTTCTTCTATTGCCTTTTGGCTATCTTCTATTGTTTCATCTGGTTTTAAGAATTGCCTTACCTCTGCATTACTTATTATTCCTTTGCCGTTTGCTGCAATTAGTTGTCCAAATGTTTCTTGGCTATCTTCTAATAAGCTATAATCCCAATCAAAATTTAATTCATATTCTCCTTGTGGACTTAAATTATACGCATTAGCAAGTACATTAGCACTATATAAGAAATCTTCCATTGCTTTTTCAATATTACTTCTCATATCATCTATTAAAGTAAATGTATCGTACATACTTCTTTTTATTTCTGTTGCTGTTGCATTTTGAGTATTTGCTTGGCTTAATATTCCTGCACTTGTTCCTATTTCGTGCTCTAGTCTTCTATATAATTCTTCTATTCTGTCTGTAAATGGTCTAAATGCTGGGTCAAATACTTCAAAAAATTTATCATCTCCACTATCTATCTTCTTAAATAATCCATTTTTAGGTAATGCGTCTCTACCATCAAACATTGTACTATCTGCGCCAACAAATACTTCTTTTAATTTATATTCTCTAAACAATTGCTTCATTGTTTCTTTTATTTCATTTATTGTATTTTCACATCCATAAGTTATTGGCACCCCGTATTTGTCGTTTGTTTTTCTATTATTTACTGGACTTTTTAAATATCCAAATAATACTCTATTAACTCCTGTAATTGTTTGCTTATCTAATATATTTTTCCAAAATTCTGGTACAGGTATTCTATTTCCTTTTTCGTCTGTAAATTCTTGTGTAATTGTTATATTACCATTTTGTACTTTATAATTTGTCCACCTTAAATATGTTTTAGGGTTTCCATATTGTTTCTGTATTACTTTTTTATCTGCTAATATTGTAGCACCTATAATATTATCACCTTCCATCTGGTTTATTGTTAATCTGTTTTGTGATACAATATTATAGTATATTTTTCCACTTTTAACATAAGGTATTATTAATACACCCCCATAGCCAAACCCCATTGAAGTAATTTTTTTTGCTTTTTTCCACATACTTTGTGTAACTTTATCTAGTAAATCTACTCTTGCATTTTCTCCTGTTATATTTATATTACTATCATTTATTACATAATTTGCTAATTTATTTGAAAATATGGCATTAAAATTTATGCTATTTATTTTTTCATATTCTATTGCATATTTTTCATTGTCTTCAATTTCTTTTTGTGTTGTTTGTGTTTGAATACCAAATATATTAAGTATCCACATTATAATATTTTTAAACACTTCTTTTCCTCCTTTTTATGTTAATTAATTAACTTTTCTTTATTTTAATATACTTTCATTATTTTTTACCTTAAAAATATTTTGTATTTCCTCGGTAATTTTTTATAATTATTTTACATAATTATTTTACTTAACTTGCTCTTTTTCTTTCTGTAACATCATTAATTTGTTTCATAAATTTTGTGAAGCTATATTCAAATGCGTCTAAAGTATCAATATCACTTGTAAAATCATCTAACCTTGTATCTTCCATTGCATCTTCATCCCATAAGGCACTACTTATTGCTTCAACTAATGTTTTACACTCGTCTTCTATATACCAAAACATATTATAAGCAATTATAGTCCTTTCAAGGTCTATTCTATCATTTATTGGCTCTTTTATGCAACCCCTTATAATTGCATTTATTCCTCTTTCTGGTGCTCCTCTTCTTAACCCTCTAATCAGTACAACTTCTTCATTATCTGGAAATATATAGTCTATTTTGCATTTATACTTATATTCCATTCTTTTGGCAAATTCTATTTGTAGCTCGAATAAATCATCAGGGTCAATATCTCCCATATGTTTTTCACTACCTAAAGCTATAATTGTTTTAAAATCATAACTAATTCTAGTACATACAAATGCTTGGCCTGACTTATTACCTCCATAATCTACTCCTATAATTGTATAACCTTCAGGGAGCTTTTTTTCTTTATCCCATATATATTTTCGAGGATTGTCAGCAAATCTTCTATATATTAGTCCTTCTGCATTGCACCATTGTCCTAATATAAGCCTATTATAAAATACTGTTCCTTCATATTCTTTACATAAGTTATCCACAAACTCTTTACTTAAAAAAGGATTGTCAAATATTGTATAATTCTGTACGTAAGCATCTATTCCTTTTTCTTCTATTACATCTAAAAAGTCTGTTTTTAACCAGTGCTGTTTATTTTCAGGATTTAATGAACCATCAAAACAACTATATGGCTTATCTAATGACGCTTGTATCATAATAAATACATCTTGGTGCCATTTTGCAACCTCGTCACCATAAGCATATTTTATTGATGTTCCTTGTATTTTACTAACTTGATTTACCTTTTCACACCCCAAACAATATACTTCCTCACCAAATAAATAAGCTATGTTTTGGCTATTTGAAGAAGTTATCAATTCGTTACCATAAATTTCTCTTAATGGCTGTAATACATTTCTTTCTATTGTCCCTTTACTAACACCAAATATGACATTTAGTCCGTCTTTGCCTTTTCTCTCTATTATTCTTTTTGGTATCATATAAAGTATATCTAAATAAGTTTTACCACAACGCCTTGCTCCTACTTTTAAATTATATCTGTGATTACAATTTTTAATAAACTCTTTTTGTTTATCACTTATTATCATTTTTTATTTCCTTTATTGATATTATATTAAAATCTTCTAACTTATCTAAATTATCAACAGTTATGTCTTTAATATCGCCTACATAACATTCATAATTTTTATATGGAAATTTTATTTTATTGAATAATTCTAAATGTTCTCTTTTTGTGCCTGTCATATAAAAAACAACTCCACCACTTCGATATTTTGTATAACCATTTTCTATCATTTATTTGCCTCTTCCTCTATTTTATTTAATAATTCCTCTACCTTAACAAGTTGTTTACTTTCAACTTCAAATAAGTCTCTTTGACCGAGATATTGTTTTCCTAACCATAATGCCATTGTTGCATTTTTTTCTGCTAATTTATATTGTATTCTTCTTAAACTCATTTTGCCATTATCTTGTCCTTTTTTATATATACGACAAAATTCCTCATCTCTTTGTAATGTTCTAACAGAGAGATTTAAAAAACTAGCAATTTCTTCTTGGGTACATTGTATATTGGCTAACTTTTCTGCTGCTTCATAATCAATTATTTTCTTTGGCCTTCCTGCCATTTTATCACTCCTATTCTTGAATAACGGAAAAGGAAAAGTTACTTTTCTTAATTATAACTAATATCTTTAACTTTTTTACTAATATATAAGAAAGGTGTATCACATAAAGCTATTAATATTTCTATTATTGTTGCACTAATTGCTATTGAAACAATTGTATGTATATCCATTATCCCTGAGAAAGCAATTAGATAAAATAAAAAGTTTTCTCCTCCATTAGATATAATCGTACATAAATTATTCCTTAACCACATTCTTTTACCATTTGATTTTTTTCTTAGATATTCATATAATCTTATATCTATAATATTTGATAATGCAAACATTGATACACTTGCAAGTGTTATTCTTGGAACAAAACTAAATAATAATTCAAAACTACTTTGTGCAATATCTTCACTATTTGGAATATATAATAAAGCTACTTGTGTTATTATCATGAATATTATTACTGCTATTATTCCAAACTTAACTCCTTTTTTTGCTTCTTTAT